TGTATTTATCTAGCAAGTGATTATGATACTGTGACAGAGCCTTTTCTTGATATGCGTTTCACGTTTTTTCCGCATAATCACAAATCATAACAAGAAGAAACTGTTTTGATGTCTGCAGGAACATCAGATTCTGATTGTGCAATGGCATTTTCATCAGTGTCAGAAACCAGAGGTCTATGACAGTATGTTTCCACATTCTTCACAGCCGTATCATAATACTGTGTTAAAAGTGTGTCGGATATATCATCAGAATCAAAACTGCCGTGTTCACGAATTAAAGACAATTGCACAATCATTTTATTTTCCCTATTCAAAAAAAGGCAGTGTTAAGAGGTCAAACACTGCCCTTCTGTTCAGCTACTCAGCGACTGAAATATTATTCATATTTCCAATCACCGCCACCAATTGCCCCAGCATCCAGAACAGCAAGACCAAGTCTTCTTTCAACACGAATGGTCAGAAGATTCTTAATGAAATCATCCTGAGTTCTGTCGATATCAACAGTCAGTTCCTGTCTGTCGAGAATTGCACTGCCAAGAGTGAAGTCAGCCATGATGTACTTACCAGAAGTCATTGCCCCGGTAGTAATAACAGGAACGCCCCACAGAGTCTTTTCTACATTCTGACCTGGTCCGCCAAGAATGTAACGTTTCTGGCCGTCCTTTAACAGACAGAGGTTAGTCCAATCCTTTGGATTAAGAATCAGATATTCAGGTGTATAGTTCCGTGATTCGAGTTCTGCCTGAATTCTGGCGGCAAAATCGATCAGAGTATCACCTGACGCATAAGGAGTGATTGATGAACTGTAATCAGTATGATTACCAGTGTTCAGGAAACCTGATAATGCACCTGAAGTACCTGCACCAACAAGGATATCAGAATCAATCTTCGCCTGAAGACCATACTGCATTCTTGCATTGATAAAGGCGGCAACTGCAGGAGCATCGGCGGCAAGCTGTTCAGAAATCTTAGTCCAGTGAGCAACAGTCTCAATATTGACATTGTACTTCTCAAATTCAAAGGTTGTTTCAGGCTTGGATGAACCTTCAGCAACAACAGCGGCACCGTTGGTGAATCCTGTTTCCTTAACCATCTGCATTGAACCTGATGAAACAGGGATATGCGGAATCAGACCTTCAACAATAAGTCTGCGTGAAGGAACTGATACAACACCAGGTAAAGTGCCAACACCGCCAAGGAAATTGTCTGTGATGCCTGTGGTAGTAGTTGAAACAGTTGCAGACTTGGTGCTGAAAGTTTCACGAACATGTTCCTTGGAACGTACATCGGCGGCTAAAGTCTTGAAACCCTTGGTGTTCACAAACTTTTCACCGATTGACAGCTGTCTTTCACCTTCTTCAGGATATTCCTCATTCTTCTTCTGAAGGGCAACCACTTCAGCGGAAACCTTAGCGAGTTCCTGAGCAAACTTTAACTGCTGTTCGCCTAAATCCTTGTAAGCCTTTTCTGAAACCTTTGAAGTGTCAGAATACTTCTGATCGATTTCATCAAGTTTCTTAAAAATGTCATTTAATTCCATAATTTAAAAACTCCTATTCAATATAGAATCCAATTTTGCTGAAAGTTGACTGTAATCATCATTCCCAGAAGTATCACACTCGCTCATTTTGATTACATTAGAAAAGACTGAAATAAATGTTTCAGCCTCCTTCTTTGAACAAATTCCTGAATCCCTCAAGAACTTTTCAAAATCCCTTTTTGATTTCAGAGCCTTGATTATTTCAAGATTATCACCCTTTTCAATTGATTTCACGGATGTAATCACGGCCTGATCATTGGCAGGAAAACACACAATTGAAACTTCCTTCAATTCAGAAACTTTCTTGATGTGTCCCACACCTTCAATAATTTCATATGAATCATTTGCAATATAAAAACCGACACTTAATCCCATTTTTGCCTTAGTGCCATGTTTTTCAGCAAATTTCAGTGATGAATATATGTCCTTGCCCTGAGACACTTCAGGATTTATCAGACCTGAAATTCCCAAGCCTTTTTCATCACTCCATAACTTATCCCAAATACCGATCGGACAGCCTGAATAATGCTCATGATTCGCCAACATTAACGGCATGGCCACTTTTCCTGCGTCAATATCTGCAAGAATTTCAGAAAATGCACCTTTATCAATTACTTCTGAATATGAATCAATGTTGCCATAAACTGAGGCATAGCCAGAAATACGGCCTTCTTCATTTTCATCAGCTGTCAATTCTGCTTTTATAAAGAATTTTCTCATTTAAAAACTCCTATTTCTATATATCATTTTATTATGTTTTCAATGCTTTTTGCAAAAAATAACAAATAATGTGATATACGCTTATTGTTTTTGCGGTTGAGTAGTTAAAGGAGTCTGAGATGTCTGACTTGGATCATAGTTATCTTTTCCGAGCTGATCAACAGGAGCTAAATTAGTTTGAGCTGTCAGAATATCACAACCTTCAATATCTTTCAGACCTTCTTCTCTTCTTACTTCATTTCTGGTCTTGATGCCGTTCTGCACATAAGTTGCATTCAGAACAGCACGTTCAGAATCTGAGGCACGATTGACCTTTGACAGCTGACACTTAATTTCAAATTTAGACCATTCATTTTCAGGAATGACTTTCAGAAAAACTTCTTCAAAAGATGTGCATAATGGCAGCATACAGATTTTATAAAACAATCTCAGGTTTTCTTCCAAGTCTCCTGTCCCATTTATCAGACCGACCGGGATGTTAAACCATTTAGCAAAATCTTCAGCATTATATTTTCTAGTTTCTAATAACTGAGTTTCAGCAGGAGACAAAGACAACTGCTGATACTTGAATGATGAAGGAATAACTGGAATTCCTGTTGCCGTTTTTCTCATTTCCTTGTAATTTTCCAAGAAAATCTTTACCTGTCCCTTTGTCCATGTAATTATCTGCGGTCAGTATGCCGTTCAATTTTCCCTTATTCTTGAAAACCTCAACAGCAGCATTCTGAGCAGATATAGCCTCAGACAGTGTACTTCTTGCAAAATCCTTTACTGAAAGACCTGAAAGACCATTTCCGAGATTTTTCCAATGAATCATATCCTTGGCCGGGATTTCCTCAATATCTTTATTCGGTGACATATATCTATAATACACAACACGGCCTTTTTCCTTCACGATTTCCACCTGTTCAGCATTCAGCGGATAAAGAGAAAGAACGTAATTACCCCCGGCAGACCTGTTTATTCTTGCATAAGCATTGCCAGACAATAAATAATTCAGACACATTGTTGACTTGAATTCTGAAGGTGTCATTTCCTGATTAGGCTGATAATTCAGCAATTTATATAGAAAATGGTCTTTTTTAAGGTTTTTTGGCCGTTTTTCCCCACCTCATAGACATCAATCGGCAGTGATTTCAGAGTATTTGAAATCAGACTGACACACTGCCAGACGGCAGGAATCTGAAGTTCATTCTCAACAGTTGCAACAGAAGATTCTTCAACAATCGGACGGATTTCTTTTGTTCGCTGAACTCCAAAATAATTTCCGATTATTCCCATAATATAACCAAATAACATAAAATACCCCTTAGAAATCAAGAACAATGTCTTCAATGTCTGTCATACTACTATTATTATAATACATGTAATCAGATTCAATGTTTTTCATAATAATTTGATTGAAGGCCATGATTAATGCAACCATTGAATCTATCTTCGGATCACCTGTTCCAATTTCTTTTCTGGATAAATATTTTCCTTTGCGTCAATGTGTGCAACTACATTTCCTGCCTGCCACCTGAACAAGGGATCATTTTCGTGATGTAACCGCCCTGAATAGATAAGTGACTGAACCTGTTTCATCGGTTCGGACAGGTTTCTGACAGACTGAGACAATTCAACCATTCTGACCCCATGATTCATCAGATTCTGTGAAATCATTGTTGCCTGGCTTGGATCGTATGCAACACATAGAACGTCATAATGCTGTGACATTTCCACAATATCTTCTTCAATCTGATTATAATCAGTGATTTCCCCGGAATTGGTCTTCAACCACCCTTCTTTCACCCAATTACCATAGAAAACATTCTTTGAAGATTTTATTCTGACATCAGGCAGCCAAGATTTTTGAAAAGCATAAAAATGCAGACTGTCTGAAACTTCATCCCACTTCCAGAACACAAAGACAGCTGTTGCAAGGTCAATTTTGCTTGCAAGGTCTAGGCCGACAATGCACGGACAGCCAATAAAATCTTCCATTCTTTCATCAGCGGTTGTTTTGTCCCATTTTGAAACGTCAAGCCATTGTGAATTAGAATTAATCCAGACATCAAGATATTTTGTCTTAAAGTCATTCATGTTCTGGACGGATAACCGGGCAGATTCAAGATCAGCAAGAATGTTTCTCGGCTGAATTGAAACACCAAAGTTCGGATTCGCCTTTTATTGATTCTAAGGTGTCCCACTGATCCCCTTCGTCAATTGTGTAGATAATGCCGAACACGGTATCAGACACAATTCTTTTTCTCAGAATGTGCTTAACCAGGTTTCTGACTTCCATGCAGATACCATTCAGCAGATATCCTGCTGTTGTTATACAGAACAACAGCGGCTGCGAACGTTTACCCATTGCCTTCTTTACAAGGTCATAGACTTTTCGTGTTGGATGTGCGTGAAGTTCGTCAATAATTGCACAATGCGGATTCAGACCATCCAATTTCTTTGAATCCGAAGACATTGGCTTATACTTTGAATTTGTTTTGTTGATAACAATTGAGTTAGACAGAACTTTGATTCCGAAAGCCTTCTGCAATGGAACATTAATTCTCAACCATGGCCACGGCATCATCATAAACAATTCGAGCCTGTTCCTTATCCACCGCAAACG